ATGGCAAGTGTAAATGAGTTGAATTTTAACCAGATTTCAACGGTATTAACTTCGATTGTGGCGCAGGCTACAGGTGAGACGGTTTTGACCCCTACAACCACTGGGGATTTTGTATCGGTAGCTACAACAGCGTTAAAAAATGGAACAGACCCTGTAATGAGTGCTATAACACAAATGGTGACCCGGACAATTTTTTCAATCCGGCCGTATTCTGAAAAATTTAGAGGATTGCGGGTCGATAATGAACGATGGGGTAATATTGTCAGAAAACTGAATATTGCGGACGGTGATTATATAAATGATACATCTTTCGCATTACCTGAAGACGGACAAAGTGTAGACATGTATAAGCTTAGCCGACCCAATATATTGCAGACAAATTTTTATGGCGCTAATGTGTTTAGTATTGAGCGTTCGTATTTTCGTGAGCAGATAGAATGTGCATTTACGAGCCCTGAAGAGTTGGCAAGTTTTTATTCTATGGTTACCGGAAATATTATGGATATGATAGAAACTGCGCATGAAAATCTTAAACGTGCAACGCTTTCCAATTTAATTGGCGGAATTGTGCAGGGTGGCGGAGATGAACAAGTCGTGCATTTGCTGTCAGAATATAATACAAAAACTGGCGGGTCATATACTGCGGAAACAATACAAGCCCCCAATGTATATCCCGATTTTGTCAAATTTATGTATTCAGTGATAGCGGCTAAATCTGCATTAATGACTGAAAGACTGCAAATTCATCATATCAATGTAACAGGTAAAGAAATTACCCGTCATACGCCATATGAAAACCAGAGACTTTATATGTATGCTCCTACTATGTATGATAGTACTGCACGAGTAATAGCAGACACATATCATGATACGTTCCTACGTTATGCTGACCATGAAACGGTCAATTTCTGGCAAGCTGTAGATACTCCAGACATTATTAATGTTACACCGTCATATTTAACATCATCTGGAACTATAACTACTCCTTCAGACGCTGTATCAGTTCCCGGAGTATATGCTCTTCTTTGTGATGAGGAAAGCTGCGGAATGACAGTATGCAATGAATGGAGTGCAACGAGTCCGCTTAATATTTCAGGCGGTTATTATAATGTTGCATGGCATTTTACGGATAGATTTTGGAACGACTTTACCGAAAATGCTATAGTATTTACAATGGATTAATATTATGCAAGTTACTTTATATTCTGGTTTTGGAAAGCGGAATAATTCAACCAAAACACCCTCCACAGAGGGGGTTGCATACACCGGAACGCTGAAAGATAATTGTACAATACTAAAACCCCTCATTATCTTTCAGGCTGCCGGGGCGGGCGAATATTTCCCTGCAAGCTATCCTGCAAGCTATAATTACGCTTATATTGATGCTTTTGAGAGATATTATTTTATAACGGAATGGGAATGGGTGGAACGGAATTGGATTGCAACACTTGAAGTTGACCCTATGGCAACATATAAGGGCGATATTGGAACAGGTACACATTATGTAGAGCGTTGCAGCGGGTCATTTAACGGCAGAATTACAGATACTGTGTATCCGGTCATGACAGACCCCAGTGTTACAATAACTGATATTGATTCTCCATGGATTAATGAAACTTATTATATTGTGGGTATCAGTGGAGGTGGAGGGACAACAGGTATAACCTATTATATTTTTTCATCCTCTCAGTATTCAACATTCATTCAAAATATTTATAATAGTAATTCATGGTGGAACGCTTCAACTGCAGATGTTACTTACGACCCCTCAATATTCAATCCGTTGGACTTTATAAAATCAATTAGGATGTACAGAAGTTCATTTGGCGGAACTGCGGTAGAACGTGTAAATATGGGATATTGGAGCGTGCCCGCCACATGTAGGATAATATCTGATACACAAGCATATTCAAGTGTTCAAAGAACAATCACTTTGCCACGGCATCCGCAAACATCGAACCGCGGAAGCTATGTAAATTCAGATTTATATACTAAGCGTATATTATCAATTAAGCCTTTTGGTAAGATTCCTTTGGATTGCAGTCTAATCGCTGATGAAACTTCTATAAAAATATATATTGGTATTGACGCGTATTCTGGCCGGGGCTGGTTACGTGTATCTAATGGTTCCAATTCTATGATAATTGCTGAATCAGAGGCACAGGTTGGAGTTGATGTACTTCTTAATGTTCAGGCCGTATCGGAACTTTCACGAGCAACAGCGATAGTTAATTCAGCTTCAAGTATTATTAGCACATTAACAGGAAGCGGGTCGAATATGACTATCGAAACAGGTGTGAGCAACTGGGCGGCAATTGCCGGAGTACCGCTTATTCGTGAGACTGGAACAGGTGGGGATTTAGCAACATTTTCTTTTGCTGAAAGTAATAGATTATGTTCAGCATTTTATTTAATAGCTGACGAATATATTTCAGAGTTTGGCCGTCCATATTGCGCGCCGGCGGTGTTGAACACTGTAGGAGGTTTTATTAAGTGTGCTAATGCAGAGGTCGAATTCCCATGTCTCGCACCGGAACGCGCAAAAATTGAAGCGTACTTGAACGGAGGTTTTTTCTATGAATAGTGTGCCGTATTCATACGGTGACATCATGCTTGAAACGGCACCTGTTACGCCGTCAACAATACATGTAACGAATACCGCGTTGTCAGCATTTTTCAGACGATATTTATTTTCTGATTTATTAAGTGTTTGGGAATGGAAAATCCCGGAGAATTGGGATAGCAATTATTTCAAAGCTGTTCTATTCTCATGGGGATATTTTACAATTATTGATACTCCGGCGTTCGGTATAATTCCACAACAGGCGGGATTAAAAGGATATAATGTACAGTATCAACCTACTAACGCTGTAATTTCTAATCCGAGAATAAATCAAATACTTGAACCTGTAATCGGTGAAGAATGTGCGGTAATTAGAATACGTCCCGATTACTGCGGAATGCTCGACATTGTAAATTATTACGGTGATATGATGGCGTTAACTGCGGAAACACTTGATACTAATATACTGAATTCAAAACTTGCTTATGTCTTCGCTTCTGATAATAAAGCCGGAGCAGAAACTTTTAAGAAGTTTATGGATAAAATTGCCAGCGGTGAACCTGCGGCTTTTATAGATAAAAATTTATTTGATGAAGAACACAACCCCCACTGGGTAAAGTTTAATAATGAAATTAGAAATAATTTCATAGCCAATGATTTACACGGACTTCTTAAAAATCTATATAATGATTTTCTTAATCGAATAGGAATACCAACTGCCAATACTGATAAAAAAGAACGACTTATAACATCGGAGGTTGAAGCTAATACACAGCAGTCGTTCTCCGCAATGGATATGAGTTTGAAGGAAGTCCAGAGAGGAATTAAACAGGCTATAGAAATATTCCCGGAACTTGAGGGTAATCTTTCGGTTAAATGGAGGGTGGAACTTAATGGACGCATGTCTTTCAATAATGGGGATAGTCAATTCAACACTACCGACAACAGCGGATTTTGAGCAGTTGGCTGTTAAATTTAAAAGTTGGTTTAATGTTTCAAGTGATTGGATATCAACACAGCTCGCCGGATATATTCTTATAAATACTGCGGAGTTTGAATTCATATTTCCCAACCCTAAATTTGCTGAAATTGCTATTAGTGCATGGGCTCAAGTAAATGATGTGAGATTTACGGAATTATATAACACTACTACTGATGCATTCTATAATTCGTTTGAACCTCTTGAAAATTACAATATGGAAGAGACAACTACGCAAGAAGATACTAATACCGGAACTGATACGCATACACACAGTGGAGGGACAACCACTGAAGATAGTATTACGACTAATGATACCGGCACAGTATCAGACAGCGGGGATTCCAGTCGTGACGGAACTACTACGCATAAGGTATCGGCGTTTAATTCATCAACATTAGCAGATGCACATAGTGACACTGATAATTTTAGTACTACTTCTACTAATACCAGAACTGACAATTTAACGCACACAACTACAGAAGAACACACATTTACAGATACGCAAAAGCTCGATATAAGCAGAAGTGATATATTAAATCGTACAGTAACGCTAAGTCGTCACGGAAACATCGGAGTAACAACAAGTCAGCAAATGGCGCAAAGTCAAAGAGACTTAGTTATGTTTGATTTTAATAAATATGTATGTGACGAATTTAAAAATGAGTTCTGTATTTTGTTATATTAAGAGGTGAAACAATGTACTATTTTCCTTATACAAATTTTCATGACTTAAATTTAGATTGGATTATTGAATATGTAAAATCCGCTAAAAGTGAAATAGAAGATTTAATAAATCAATTTGAGAACTTAATAGTTCAAACGACCGGCGAGTCAACAAATAAGGTAATGAGCCAAAACGCTGTAACGGTACAAGTGAATTTTTTAAGCTCCAGAATTAATACTCTTAATACTACCGTAGAAGACTTGACAGCGAAACTCAATGAGGATATTGCGAATTTATCAGAATTTGAAACTGAAACAGCATCAAATTTTTTATCTGTTAGTAGTAGAATAACAACTATTGAGAACTCTCTTACACGTTTTTATGTTGTTGTTAACAATACTGTAAATGGGAACACTATAAATGTATCGATGTCCGAATTACTAAATTACCGTACCCGTACTAACACCCGATATTATATTAATGATACTGTCAATAACTTTATCAGGTATGCATATGAAGCATATTCGCCACAATCACTGTCGATTATGATTCAGACTTTGCCCTTTACTAATGAAAATGCCGTCTATCGTGCAACGATTCACACTACATCTGGAGGCATAGCATATGACAAAATAGGGATTGTACCAATATCTCAATCATCAGGTCAAAGTCAAACTTCGGTAATGTCGCAGCGAGCAGTTACGGAAGCGGTGAACAAAACGTCATTATATGTGAAGTTTACTGTAACTCCTGAAACCTCACGTTGTAATTATAGTTTCGCAACAATATCGAAGTATATTGGAAACTCGGTTGTATATTGCGATGTGACGTTTACTTCCACGGGTAAACGTGTTTATTGCTATTTATATTCTAATGATGCTTCTGCAATAACTTTCAGGGGACTTACATCGTATAAAAACGCATCTTCATTTGATATTTCTTTAACCTCAGATGATTCAATTTCATATAACGAGCCAACGTTAGGATATATTTCATACTATCCACACTATGTAATTTCATCTGACGGCGAAACTATTCCATCAGGACAGCTTACTATATTACAAAACATTTTAAATGCTATAGTCGTTAATAATTATTCACCACAAATTTATTTGAACATTACAAAGGATAATGTGACTGAGCAATTATATGTTGACAGTGCAAATAGCACCGGGTATGTCCTCCGAAATAATAACTATATTATAACATATACTACCGCACCGTCAGTAACTATAGAACCCGTTGAAAAAGTGTTTACTTCTTCAGCTACAGGAATCGTCAGAATAGCTGAGGGAGCAGTAACAGGATATAACATATTAAAAATAATCGGAACGGATGTCGATTTAACAAATTATTATATTGTTGACGCAGATATTACAACTTTAATAGGTGGAGATTCAACATTAATTTCCGTGTCTCCAGTATCCGGAGTGCCTGTAATATTAATATATACGAATGGCGTGGCATTCTCCGGCAGCTGGACTGTCACTTGCAGGCATAAATAAAGCGGGCGAAGCCCGCTTTATTTTTTAAAATGAACATTAATCGTCGTCATTAACAATTGGCATTTTAGAAGCTGTCTGAGGCTCATCGTCCGTTTCATCCGGCTTGATACCCCGGACTATATAGAGCTTATCAATAAATAATCTAAGGTTATAATCTAATGATTTTTTGGGCTTTTCTACGACACCCTCAATAATTACTTCTGCACCTTTAGGAATAAATTGCAGCACATTTTTTAATTGTTCCTTATTACCAATAATATCATAAAATACTGTATTTTTGAATATTTGGCAGGCCAGAGAGTTTGTAACCATAACTTTGGTACTTGTTTTAACCTCGCTCCACACCTTACACAATCTGCCTTGAATTACGGTTTTGTTATACATTTTCTTTCTCCTTTAATAATTAATATTTATCTATATTTAAAATATAAGATACAAATTAAAATTACCGCAATAATGGTAGCTATAAGTAATCGAGCAGCCCAGAATTTCAACAGCTCAATCCATGTAAAATTATTTTTCATTTATACACCTCAATACATTTTTATATATTTTAATAGCAATTTTAATAGATACCCTTTTTCCGCTTCGGCTTCGCCGAAATATACAGCATTTACAATACTTCGGTATTTATTGCGGAACACCAAGATGTCATATTCATTAAGTTTAAATTCTTTAGGTGCTCCGCTTTTATGTGTCGACAAGTAATACGGCTTTTGTCTGGATTTATGCCGGTATACTGTAATCTCTCCTATTGTTACGACTGGGATATATTCTGCAAGCGGACGTGACACGTCTAAGAAGCTGTCAATATCCTCGAACAGGTTATCAATAGCTTGATTTGCAAACGATGTATCTTTAGTATATTTGTATAATGCCGTTTTCTTTTTGCGCTCGCTTATTGGTGAATTTAGATATAACGCTATTAGTCGTTCATGTTCTCTGTCTATTTTCAATTCTTTCTTATTACGGTACATTTCCATAATTGGACTTATCATATTAAGCGTTAAAAAGTAGTCATTGTTTAAAATTGTAGAATTGCATATGCTAATAACGCGGAGTGCCGGGCGACCCTCTAACTCTCTATTACGATTGATTGTCTCATAAGCATTGAAGAACGTGAAAGCCTCGCCATTCATGCTTTGCCCCTTTAATGTCTGAGGTATCGCCTCATCCTGTATTATAAAATCTATGTCCGTCATATCACCACCGCGGAAATTCGCAAAGGTTGACAAGCTCATCATATATCCGAGGCATTCGCCCCACGCTTTGCCGTCCTCATCAGCATAATAAAATCTATAACAATCATCGCCATTCGGATAAGGTCTAATGTCTATTCCTTTATCAGTATTTAGTTTTTTAAATACATTGAACGCGTCGGTTGACAGCTTTTTAACTTCAGAAGCTTTACGCCTTAACAGTATAAATTTAGTATGATGATTTAATACTATTGTTTCAAGTATAGTATAAGTCTTTCCGATTCCTCGACCGCCAATCAGCCACATAAACGGTAATCCTTTATTTAGCAGATATTCGATGTCCGGATAACCGGACGGTTGATATAATTTACTTTTCTTTACTCTATCCATCGTACCTTTTCCATATCAAAATAATTTTTTCGTAACCATTCGAGCGATGAGTTACTGATACGTTTTAATATATCCTCAATATCTATACTTGTACTGAGTTTATACGTTGTCGGAACGATTGCAACATTGGACGATATATGTAAATCATGACCGTCAATCTTTAAGTCTATGTCCGTATCATTATCATTGTATATCGCTCTCGTTCCTCCGGCTTTACTCCAAATAAAACCTTCCTTGAATTTCTCAATATCACCGAGTTCTTCCGCGCCGGACGGAGTAGACCCTTTTCTATTCTTATTGACACCTGCCACAGTCACTTTTAATTCTCCGTCCTTAACCTGTGCGTATTTCTTCGCCCCCAGAGTGACGAATTTTTCGCTTATTCCCTCGTTTTCATATACACCCATATAATGATTACCCCCCTTTCTATCGACCGCATTGTAGCCCAGTTTTTGAGCCTCTGCGACCATGCGGTTATTATAATCGGCAGGAGTATAATTTCCGATATATTTTACACTGTCTGTATCCGCATATACAAAATCTCTTCCGACTATCCACATAAACGCCTTTAAATCCTGCCGGGCATAAGCTGTAACCCACACCCCCACAGCATACGGGAGAAATGGTGCTCGCTTCATTTTAGCAAGTTTCTCCTCTTTCGTGTCTATAAGATAGTATTCGTCAGTTGAAGAAAGATACGCTATATCATCTTTCAAAGTGTTTTGTACGGTCATACCATATAGAGCGTTAATTTTCTTTTTTGATTCTGCGTATGCAATTTTATCCTCTCCACCTTTCAGCTCTGTCTTTTTTATAAACAAATCAATTACCAGCTTTCTAAATTCCGGGGGCAAATAGCGTTTGAGAGATTTATAACATTCAATTATTGCTATGTCTCCCAGAGCGATATTATAATCTTCCACTAATATTATTAGGTCAATTTCTGTTATTGTTGTCTCCAAACTTTCAGCGTATAATATTCGTCCATTATCAAGCAAATAGTTTTTTATATTCCTACATTTGCTAAAGGATATGTACGGTTGATGCCACTTCTTAAGCTCTACGTGTTCCAATCGAACCCTGAATACATATCCGAATTTTTCCGTATTATTTAAAATTGTGTTAATATCATCCGATGTTTCTCTAAATTCCGTAAGCGGGAATTTTTTATTTACCAGCTCGTAAGGGTATGAGCTTTCGCGGTCATAACTGCCCACATTTTCTAATATCTTTCCAACATAAAAACGGTTTGCGTGAGTGTCTCCTCCTCGAAAAGCTTCCCTTAATAGCTCGAACACATGCAAGGTTGGCACCAGTCCGCGTAATACTCCATTATATGGAAATAACACTTTTTTAGCCATTCGCCGGACATACCCTGTTGAAGTATATGGAATTGTATTTAACGTGTCGCCATTAGCTTTTAACAAAGCTTTAATCGCGCATGATAGTCCTACAACATCATTACGCATATAAATTAAATCGTCGGTCGCTATTTCCGTCCATGGACACCTCACTACATCATAGTCCATATCCGTTTTTTGTAACGCTTTAGGAACATTCATATCTTTCATGAAACGTTCAAGACCTACCCCCGCAAGCTTGTAACTACAACGAAATTCCACTTTACCCCACACACAGTACAAAGGTTCTCTAACGTCAACTAAAAAAACTTCTTTTCGGTCAAACTCATGAATACCCTTTAAAAATTGGAATTCGTGAGCTAAATTATGAACATATATAATTAATCGTTTCTTCTCCGGAATAATTCGGTTTATTTCGTCAATCACGTTTATGAATTCTTCCCAAGTTCGGCCATATATTACCGGCATGCCCCATATATGCATCTGCCATATATACATAAACGCGTGAGTTCCATCTTTGTATTCAGTTTTGCTCGTTTCTATATCCCATGACGCTATTACTTCAAGATATTTATTAACTGTGTTCGTCGATAATATCTTGGACAGTCTTGTGTTTAGCGTCTCCTTGAATGAAAGCATGTACAAGCTCCTCTGACGTATATATATCTATTAGTTTAGTGTTCTTCGCCGAGGCCATAAAATCGGCAAAAGTATTATATTTAGAAACTGGAATATTATATCCGTGTTTTTTTAATGTTGCAACACTTTTTCGGCGCACTTCTCTTAGCCCCGCAACGCTTGCAAACTTATTTTTATATAAATTCTCCGCAATTTCTCGATAAAATGGTAAATCCTCATCTGATATATCCTTAGGGGCTTCTAAATCAAATAATCCGCTTTTAAGCACTTTGTCATAATCCGACCATTCCTTAGACGCTGAAAACCTTTGCTCGCGCTTCTTAAGAATATAATACAATCTCCTGTATTCCTGTCTATCTGTCATTTGTGTTATCCTCTGTCATAATATCTAAACATTCTTTAACTGCCGACAGCTTCGCTTGATATCTATCTGTCTCTACGCTGTTTTTACATACGCTGTAGTGTCTGCGGTACATTATTTCATAATAATTATATAATTTAATCATTTTATCTTTTTTTGTCATAATGTCTTAATACCTCCTCTATCGCTTCGTATATACTTTCTCGTTCTCGTTCATAATCTTCTTTAGTCGCAAGTTCGAAATTACTATCAATGTCTGTTATATACAAAGAATTGTTATAAGTATAACTCTCCGCACATAACACGTATAATTCCGATTCTTTAAAATTTGTCAATTTTAGTGGTAATGTAAATGTTTCTTGGGTCTCGACATCTTCAAATATAATTATCCCAACATCGCCCGCGCGGCTAACATCTTTTATATCGTAATTGTTAATCATCTACGGCCTCCCAAACTAATACATTGTAGTAGTCGTCAACTCTACATTTTGCCAGCCCTGACTTACTATTAACACATTTATATATTGATTTTAAGTCCTCTTGATGAATTCCGCCTTTTAAAAAATGAGAGAATATACCACCGTTTGACGCGCGAAATGTTATAACATCATTACCGTTCATAAACTCAATTCCTTGAGGTGCTAATAACAAAGTTCTACTCCCTATTTCAAAATCTAATACACAGTATCCTTGGGCATTATACAACAATACAGTATAACATCCTGTAGCATCATCGTCTATCGCGTATCCCCGATATATAAAATAATCGTCACATACTTCATTTAATCGGTCAATTTCCGCCCACGTATGAAGTTCAAAATCATCATCCATACCTAATGAATCTTTGAAGTGTTTATATTCGTTCATTTGTCTATCTCCTTTCGTTTGTGTTTATAGTATAACACAATATTGTGTATGTGTAAGATATAAACTGTAAATGATTAATATTGAATATATTGAATTTGTGTTAAGATGTAGTTAGCATATGCTAACTATAGTAATTGTGAATTTCGTTAAATTTTTAACGAAGTGTAGTTCGGTAAATATGAACTAATTAAAGGTTTAATGTAAATATTGTGTGATTCTTTGTAATATTAACAAATTGTTCATGAAGTTCATGGGAAATTCATTTTGTTCACAATTTGTTAATAATCG